TAGTTTAGGATCTTGAGCGGCGGCAATGTGTACCTGAATGTGCGCTTCGTGATCTTGATACTTGAACGCTTTTACTGGCTCCTGCTTCAGGATCGACATATTTTCAGATACTGGGTCAGCGGGCTTGATGTCGTCTGGCAGTTTGATAATTTCATCAGCATCCTTAATGCCAAGAACCTCAAGCATTTGACGATGCAACTTGCCCATATCGTAAAGTTGCGGCGCTTGTTGCGCTAACTGCATAGCGGCCTGATATTGGACAACACGCTGAGACATTGTTGCCGCATTAGGATCAGATACAGGGATGACATCCACACGGGCATCAAAGTCAGCGCGGCGATCAAACTCTCCATCAAGATCATAAGAGTAACTTGACGGCATGTAGTCACGGATAACCGTTGCCAAGATCTTTAATTCACGCTTTAGGGATGCATGCAGTCTAGCCTGAACTCCAGACATAACTTTCATGCTCCGCTCCATCAAAGCGAGCGTGGTGCCTACTGGCGCTTGTGGATTAAGGTTTCCAATTTGAACATCCGCAACGGAGCCAATCCTTCGCCCCTCTTCCACGATGTTTCCGAGAAGTTGGTATAGTACCGATGACGGCTCCTTGTAAGGAATAAATGCAATGCTATCGCGGATCGCACCACCCGGTACGTCCACGTCACGGAACTCACCCGGCATGAGAGGCGAATCATCGCCTTTAATACGAAGACCGCGAGCCTTGAGACCAGCCGGGAGATTAGACAGCGTACCCGCATCAATAAGTTGGCGAAGAATCGAGGTAGCGCTTTTGGCAAGGCCGCCAATGAGGTGAATAAGCCCCGTGCCATAAAGGCCAAGGCCCGGCAAATATTTGTAATGAACAAAGTGAAGCCGCTTTCTTTTCTTCGGGTCGTCCTCATACCAGTTCCTCCTGACAGACAATACAGTTTGAGAAGACTTGTCGATGGTCACAATGTATGGGCGGGCAATGCCGTCAGGATCATCGAAAGGCTCAGGCATGTTAAGATCAACATGCATCTCCAAAAGGGTAAATCGGTCATCTTCCTCAAGCACCGCCATCTCACCATCAATTTCATCATACTTTTCTTGAATGTCAGAATAGTCTGGTTCAGGATCTGGAAGATCAACATCTACATAAAACCCATTAACCTGTAGTTCGAAAATTTCGTTTGCCGTCTTTTTCATAACGTGGGTGTATCGTGGGCATGTGGCAAGGTCACTGGCGCCGTAAGAAACAACAAAGTCTTCGGCAGGGACGAACATGGCGGACGGTCGTTCCATGATTGGATCGTAATAAACTTTTTTGAAGGCAGACCCTGCGAGAGGCAATCTAAACAGCATCGTTTCCGTTTCGTCACGATACTCTGTCATCTCTTCTGTGAGCAGGTAGTTCATCTCTTGCTCGACACGCTGTCCCTGTTCTGCTTTTTCTTGGTCAACTTTTCCGACTATCTTGGTGCGAACGGGGCCGGATGCTGGAAACATTTCCCCCATAGCCTGTGCTTGGAACCGTACAACCGCTTCTGTCAGGACTGGGTGGAACACACCCGAAGCCCCTTGCCAAGGCTGTGTGCGTTCTTCAATCTTCATGCCAAGAAGGTCGAGGCCTTTAACGTAGGTGCGTACCCACTCCTTGCGGGACATACGGTCAGACACAAAATCATCTACCAGTTCCGAGGCAAGCGCCTGTAGGTCAGCCTCTTCCATATATTCGGCAAGGTTAGCATCATGCTCAGGGCCCATGAAATCATCAGCGACATCCCCTGTAAAATCTATAATCATGGCCTCATCATCAGTTGCTATCGATACGGCGTCTGGGTTTACAATTTCAACTTGAACCTCATCTCCGTCCTCGATATCAAGATCGGATGGGATCATTGGTTTTTCTACAGCCATGTTTCATAATTCCTAAAAGCAAGTTTTATATCTGCAATATAACATATATTGGTTTTAGTTAGTAGTATTCTACAGGTCTTCGATATGATGGTTCATCATCCCATTCATCCATCGCGCTTCTGATCCAACCGCCCTGACGGAACCTCAGCATCGCCTGAGTTGTAGAGTCAACCAAGTCATCATGTTCCCCAGCCGGAAATGCCGCACACTCTTCGATAACCTCTTCGGCCCATCGTGTTGGCGGCGCCCATACCACACCGGATGCAAACAAATCAGTAACAGCATTTACCCTAGCAATCTTATCCTGACCACGCGAAGGAGTAAATTCAGTTACAGGTATGCCCATCGCCCTCAATTCAAAGATCAACGGTGTACCTGCGGCCTTCGCTTCAACAATCATTTGATCGGGTTCATATTCCCAATACTTATCGTAGGCGGCCCGTTTAAGTTCCGGAAACTCTAGTTTCTCTTTGTAGGCGTCCAAGAGTATTAGATTTGGTACACTCACGCCTTGTTCGTTCGGATAGTTAAAGATACCCCATGTTGTGCAAGCAGAATAGTCCGCTCGTTGCGTTTTAAGAAACGCGGTATCCCAACTTTGAATTATCGCTTCACACGGTGGCGGGCTTTCAGATTCCCATTCACGCCACCATTCTCGCTTGATCAATGCACCTTCTTCAGATGTCGGATCCTGCTGGTACTGGGCAGACCATTTGGATATAGGCAGTTCTGCTTTGAGTGCCTCCAACTGATCTATAGGCCAGAACTCAGGCCACAGAGGATCTCCTGACGGCATGATCGCTGGCAATTCAATTACTTCCCACTCATCGGCGCCCTGTCTTTGCGTGGCTGACTTGATAATCTGTCCAGTCAAATCCCTGACAGACCACCGTGTCATAACTACAATGATCGATCCGCCCGGCTGTAAACGCTGTCGCGGTCCCGATGTGTACCATTCGTAGACCTTGTCGTAGACCTCTGGGTTGTAAGCCCCCAGTGCCGCCTCCTGTTCTGAGTGCGGGTCATCAATAATAAGCACATCAGCGCCTTTACCTGTGACAGCACCGCCAACACCAATAGCAAAGTAATCCCCCTTTTTGTTTGTGTTCCAGCGTCCAGCCGCCTTTGAATCTGAAGACAGTTCAATGCCGGGAAACACTGATTGGAAATCGTCTTGATTAATTAGGTTACGCACCTTACGACCAAAGCCTACTGCAAGTTCAGCAGTGTGTGCGGTTTGAATAATCTTTTTTTCTGGGTATTGCCCGAGGAACCAAGCGGGGAAAAGATAGGACGCAAACTCTGACTTGGTGTGTCGTGGAGGCATGTTAATGATCAGGCGCTTTAACTCACCTCGTGCCACACGCTCAAAGGCATCCGCCATAATCTCATGGTGCCGCCCGGCAATAAAAGCAGGCCACATCATCTTTACAAAATCTAAAAAATTTAGCCGAGACTTTTCTTTGTTCTTGGCTTCCTCGTATTGCTCAAGGAGATCAAGAAACTTTTCCTGCTCAGATAGCGGAAGGTTTTTGATTTTGTCTTGGACGGATTGTAACTGATTCATCGATGTGTGTATTAACTCCCGCTTTCTCACACTTGTACGCCAGTGGCTTATAGCCCAGACTTGCCGCTACCGCCGCCATCTCATCTGTTCGCTTTATGCATTCTTCCATGGTTTTACTCGGCCTCCACTTATCTTTAAAGATAACACATGACTCTGGACTCAAAGCCAAGCAAGCATAAACCATGGCAGTAAACATTATTCAATCTGCAAACATCTGTTAACGATAACCGACTTCGCAATCTCCATTAGAAAAATAATCTCGGGGCCGCTTTCCCCACTAGTGGCAACAAATAAATTGTTTTCCTTTGTCCAGCCTAACACAACAGCGGTGTCTAGCACAGACTCCTCCGCAATAGCCTTCAGCATTTCATCTGGGTCTATATCGCCAGCCTCGTCATTTTTGTAATTAACGCCGGGGAAGTTTATAATCTTGTCGCTCATGCGATCTCCTTAAGGTGGGGGAGGAGCGCCGGGAGGACCACGCTCAACTCCCCCTGCGAGCCGGGGAGACATCAGCCCGCCAAACTAGTATATAACTATTTACTACTTATAACTAGTTATGTATATATATAATTATAACTAGTTATATGTTATTATAACTAGTAAGGGATAATCGTTCGGGAGCATTAAATGAAAATAGAAGTTGTTGATGTCGTTGAGCATGAAGACGGAAGCGCCACAGTCACGTTTGATATGTGCGAAGAGGCAAAATCTGCCATGATATCTTCTGGAATTTACCACGCACTCAAGGCTGGTCTGGAATATGCCAAGGAAAATCTGTCGCCGTTGCCAGAAGAAGAGCCAGAAGACGGCTGGGAAACTCTACAGATGTACGGTGCCAACGATGTATCTGAAGAATCTAAACCTTCTGATAATTGATATCCCCAAGAATGCGTCAAAAACTCTACGGAAGGCCGCAAAACTTGCAGGGAATGACGTAGAACTAGAGGGACATCTAACTTACAAGCAGTCGATGCACCATATACGGTACATTAACCCGGTTATTGCTTCAGTTATAAGACACCCAAAAGAAAGATTAGTCTCGGCATTCAACTTTATCTACGATGAGAAGTATGATCCTTGCAAATTTGTCGATGAGGTGTTCAATTTGCTAGGTAACAACGCGATATCTACACTAGGTAGAGCGGCAAAGCACGCCTTCAACCCCCAGCATCACTACCTAGACGGCGCCAACAAGGTAATACTCTACCCATTTTCCGATATTGATAAATTATGTAGGGGTATAGGATTCCTAGGGGACATTCCTAGAGAGAACCCCTCCCCTAAAATTATAACTAGTGAAATGATTTTTAAGCATGGGGGGGCCCCTAAAGTTCTAGAGAACTATTCCCACGACTTCTACCTCTATAATTACGCTAATGCCTTAAAACACTCTCAGAGCCCCACCAGAGCGTCCAGAGTCTATCCTGCCTACCCTGCACCATAGTAGTCATCCAATCCCTCTCAGAGGGCGTTAAATCGTCCCACACGGCTATTTCATGGAAGGACCTACAGCAAACTATACAAATGTCATCGTCTAATATGCAGTTGCCTTGGCAGATGTCTAGATTTTC